TATGCCCTGAGTCTTCCAATCGGATATGCTGCGGGCAATGGTGGCGCTATCACTCAGGAAACATCTCGCACCACGGGGGTGACACTCAATAAGTTATGTGGAACGATTACGCTGTTTCCTACAACGCTTGCGGCAAATACATCTACATCTTTTACACTCACAAATTCAACGGTGGCTGCGGGTGATATGCTCGTGGTGAATCATGCAACGGGTGGAACACTCGGGCTTTATAACATTGCCGTGTCATCCGCCGCGGGCAGTGCACTAATTACTATTCGTAATGTCTCGGAAACGATTTCAGCCAGCGAAACTCCGGTGTTACAGTTCCTTGTGTTAAAAGGCGCAGTCACTTAATTTATGTTGACGGGACATTTTTATCACGGGCACATTCGCCGAATTGTTTCGGTGTTTGGTACTTTATTCAATAACATTAATGTTGTTCGTAAAGATCAAACCTCGAAGGTAATTCATAGCACGCGTGTGCCTCTTGCATATGGTCCAAAGAGTAAGTTTCTGATGCGTCTTGATGCTCAGAAAGACTTGGTGGATGATGATAAGATTGCAATGAAGCTTCCTCGTATGTCATTTGAAATTACAAGCATGACATACGATGCTACTACGAAGATCAATCGAAATAACACTCTTGGTTCAATCGATGCAAATGATTCATCCATCAAACACAATCTTCGTACATTTGCTCCATATCGCATTAACTTTCAGTTGAGTATTATGGCAAAAAATCAGGATGATGCTCTTCAAATCACAGAGCAAATATTGCCGTATTTTCAGCCCGATTATACCGTGACAATTACCGAGGTGGAGAGCGTCAATATCACAACTGATATTCCCTTTGTGCTTAATTCAGTTACAATGACGGATGACTACGAGGGTGATGCAATGACGCGCCGTGCAATTGTCTACACGCTGGACTTTGAAACGCGCGTTCGCTTCTATGGACCCGTCACAAAGAGGGCATTAATTCGTATTTCTGATATTAATCTCAATACAAATAAGATTACAGACACCCCGGGCGTGCTCATACACACCACGGTATCTTCGATTGAAGACACTCCGACAAATTTTACAGTTGTTCAAACTGAAACTGATTTTGGATTTGACGAATTAAATACGTGATTTAAGGCTTTTTTATTATGACAACTGAAAAAAGCGAAAAATTACTTAAGAGCCTGGAAGGAAATCTTCCAGTGCCAGTTTCGAGTATTCCACCTCCGCCAAAGGAGGAAAAAGAGATTCAGGATGATTATGAATTTTCTCGCAGGACCTATAAGGATCTTGTGGATAAATCAAACACTGCAATTGATGGAATGATGGAGCTTGCGCTACAGTCGGAACATCCAAGGGCCTTCGAGGTATTATCCATCATGTTAAAGAATACTTCGGATATGACGGATAAACTAATGTCACTTCAGAAGAATAAAAAGGATCTTAAGAAGGAAGAGAAAGGCGTTTCAGCCGGAGTCACAAACAATAACCTATTCCTTGGATCCGTGACCGACCTTCAGAAACATCTGCGTAAGGAACTTGTAGAAAAGAACATTACTGATACCACAAACAATGCAACTTAAAAATGCAGAGATGGGGTATTTAGGGAACGCAAACGTGAAGCGTGACGGGGTTCAGCAGCAGTTTACTCAGAATGAGGTTTCTGAATATCTGAAGTGCATGAAGGATCCAATTTACTTTGCAAAGACCTATGTGAAGGTAATCTCATTGGATCGAGGGCTAGTGCCGTTCACGCCCTATGCATATCAGGAAAGAATGTTTGATCATTTTAATGCAAATCGGTTCTCGATTGTTCTTGCATGTCGGCAATCGGGTAAGTCAATCTCCAGCGTCATTTACATTCTTTGGTATGCTCTCTTTTCTCCGGATAAAACGATTGCGGTGCTCGCAAATAAAGGTTCTACTGCTCGTGAAATGTTGGCACGTGTGACATTGGCACTTGAAAACCTACCATTCTTTTTACAGCCCGGATGTCGTGCATTAAATAAAGGATCAATTGAGTTTAGTAATAATAGTCGGATTCTTGCTGCAGCAACATCGGGTTCTTCTATTCGTGGTCTCAGCGTTAATTTACTCTTTCTCGATGAGTTCGCCTTCGTTGAAAATGCAGGCACATTCTACACCTCAACGTATCCAGTTATTACTTCGGGCACAACCACAAAGGTAATCATTACATCCACCGCGAATGGTGTGGGCAATGTATTTCATCGGCTCTGGGAAAGCGCGGTGCAGGGAGTGAGTCAGTATAAACCACTTCGAGTTGATTGGTGGGATGTTCCGGGTCGTGATGAAAAATGGAAAGCCGATACGATTGCAAATACATCACCACTGCAATTCGACCAAGAGTATAGTAACAGCTTTCATGGGACAGGAACGACGCTGATCAATGCTGAGAATCTTTTGGGAATGAAGGCGGAACACCCGCTCTCAGCAAACAATGGCGTAAAGATATATGCGGAACCCGTCCTTGAACATAACTACGTGATGACGGTGGATGTTGCAAAAGGGCGGGGTCAGGACTATTCAACCTTTACCGTCTTTAATGTTTCCGAGAAACCCTTTACGACAGTTGCAACATTTCGAAGCAATCTGATGTCTCCGTTACTCTTTCCGGATGTGATCTATAAATGCGCGAAGATGTACAACAGTGCGTATATCGTGGTGGAATCAAATGATCAAGGATCCGTTGTGTGCAATGGATTATATTATGATCTTGAATACGAAAACATGTATGTTGAATCCACCGTGAAAACCGGTGCATTGGGTCTCACAACCACAAAGAAGACAAAGCGTATTGGTTGCTCAAATCTCAAAGACCTGATTGAACAAAAGAAACTTATGATAGTGGATGCGGATATGATTTCGGAACTCAGTACATTTTCTGCAGTAGGATCATCATATGAGGCCACTGATGGGAATCACGATGATACGGTGATGACTCTTGTCATCTTTTCGTGGTTTGTTGCAACTGATATTTTTACATCAATTGCAAACATTGATCTTAAGTCGATGTTATACTCAGAGAGACTCCAGATGATTGAGGAAGATGTTGTGCCTGTTGGAAGCCTTGGAGATATGGAGGAGCGCTCGAAGAAGTACGAAGTTGATGGAGATGGCATTCCATGGGAAACTGTGGGTGGAGGATTGTTCTGAAAACACGCTATTTATAAATAGAAGTATGACTATTCTTATTATGTTAAACCTTATAACTTAAAAATTTGACGAGGATAAAGCACCATGGCATCATTAGTATCACCAGGAGTTCAGGTCAAAGAAATTGACCTAACAAACGTCGTACCAGCAGTCTCTACCAGTATTGGTGGATACGCAGGTTCTTTTAGCTGGGGCCCAGTTGAGGAAGTTCGCACAGTGAGTTCTGAAAAAGAACTGGCTGAAACATTCGGACTTCCACCAAAAACTGACGTCTCAGTATCACAATCATTTCTTACTGCTGCTTCATTCCTGAAGTATAGTGGTTCGCTCAAAGTCGTTCGCGCAGGCGCTGCATCTGGATATAAAAATGCAACATCAGGCGCTTCTGGCAATTCTGGCGTACAGATCAATAATTTTGCCGCATATGAGGCTTCATTTAATGCTAACGCAGGCGCCGTTGGCGTTATGGGTGCAAAATACCCGGGCACGCTTGGAAACGGTTTAATCGTTTCGGTCTGTCCTGCCGCTGCAGCATTTGCTGCCTGGGCCTATGCTGGCTCATTCACGGCTGCTCCTGGATCTTCAGACTATGCTGTATCGAAGGGTTCAAGCCTGGACGAAATGCATATTGCGGTTATCGACGGAAGTGGTATTTGGTCGGGTGCTGCTGGAACTGTCCTCGAAACATTTGCATTTGTCTCTCAGGCATCTGATGCCGTGAAAGAAGATGGCACAAGTAATTATTACAAAACCGTTTTAAATACGCAATCGAAGTACATTTATCAACTCGCTAATGAGTCTACACTCACTGAAATTGGTTCCACCGCAACTGCTGCTGGTGCCGCTTTCGTGACAGGATCGGTAATTATTACCTATACGCTGGCGGGCGGTACGGATGTTGCAGTGACTTCTGCACACATTGTAACTGCACTGGATTATTTTGCGGATGCTGAAACAGTTGATGTAAATCTTCTGTTTGCAATTCCAGATAGCACTGGCGAAACAACGATTGCAGCAAAATTAGCCTCTGTTGCTTTTGGACGGAAAGACGCCCTTGCGTTTCTTTCTCCTCCGATTGTAGCGTCAACAGGCGCAACTCCAACAACGGCAGTAAAAACCTGGGTGACTCTTGCTCAGGCAACTGTATCCGGAGCTACATCCGCGGTGTTATTATACACTACATAGGATGTAGCTCCGGATACTCTTGCTCAGGCAACTGTATCCGGAGCTACATCCTATGTAGTGTATAATAACACCGCGCTGAAGGTCTACGACAAATATGCGGATGATTATCGCTATATCGGAGCCGGTGGTCATATCGCTGGTCTCTGCGCTCAGACGGATTCAGTGGCGGATGCTTGGTTCTCACCAGCCGGATTCAATCGTGGTCAACTTCTGGGTGTCACAAAATTGGCATATAATGCAAACAATGCTGATCGTGATACTCTCTATAAGGCTAACATTAATCCGATTGTTTCGTTTCCTGGCCAGGGCACAGTGCTCTTTGGTGATAAAACCGGACTCGTCAAACCTTCAGCCTTCGATCGTATTAACGTGCGCCGTTTGTTTATCGTTCTTCAGAAAGCAATTTCAACAGCTGCTAAATTCCAGTTGTTCGAATTCAATGATGAATTCACACGTGCACAGTTTAAGAATATTGTTGAACCTTTCCTACGAGATGTTCAAGGTCGCCGCGGAATCATTGATTTTGCGGTTGTCTGTGATTCTACGAATAACACAAGTCAGGTCGTCGATTCAAATGAATTCGTGGCTGAGATTTATGTGAAACCATCCCGTTCAATTAACTACATTACGCTCAGCTTTATCGCAACTCGTTCGAGCGTTCAGTTCTCTGAACTGGTTGGTTAATACTAATATCTAAACAAGGAGAAACAATAACATGGCAATTTTAGGAATTAATGACTTTAAGTCAAAACTCGTTGGTGGTGGAGCTCGCAATAACCTTTTCAAGGTGACCTGCAATTTTCCCGCCTATGCTCGCGGAAATGTCGAACTTGCATCATTCATGATCAAGGCCGCACAGCTTCCTTCTTCAATCATCACACCTATCACCATTCCTTTCCGTGGCCGCCAAATGCAAATTGCTGGTGACCGTCAGTTCGAGGCGTGGTCAATCTCAGTGATCAACGATACGGGTATGGAAATCCGTAATTCGTTTGAACGCTGGATGGGTGGCATTAACGGCAATGCAGTCAACACGGGACTTTCAAATCCTGCGGATTACACTTGCGATATGGCAGTCGAACAGCTGAATAAAGCTGGCGATGTTACAAAACGCTACGATCTTCGTGGTGTATTCCCATCAGCAGTATCCGCAATTGATCTGAGCTTCGACTCTGAAAACACAGTCGAAGAGTTCTCTGTGGAATTGCAGTTGCTGTATTGGGAATCAGCCCAATCGGAGTAATTTGTACCCTTTGGACGTTTGAATAAATATGAGTATGGGGGAGGAATGGTTTCTTCCCCATACTTCATTTTATAAATTATAATTATGCCGACCCTATTTGGATGGAAATTTGAAAAACTCAGTGACGCTGAACTGCGTGACAAACTTGACGCGCAGGCGGTTTCTTTCGTTCCTGCAACAACGGACGATGGCTCAACCGCCATTAGTACGGCTGGATATTATGGACAATATTTAGACCTGGATGGAGACTCGGCAAAGACGGATCAGGATCTGATTCGGAAATATCGTGTTGCCTCTGAGCAGTCAGAATGCGATCAGGCGATCGACGATATTGTTAACGAGGCAATTGTGAACGATCATGATGATCTTCCCGCCTCACTCAATTTAGAAAAATTAGAGCAGCCCGCATCGATCAAGAAACTCGTGAGAGCTGAGTTTGATCATATCTGTCAGTTATTGGATTTTAGCAATAACGCTCAGGACATTTTCCGTAAATGGTATATTGATGGGCGTATATTCTACCATATCATCGTGGACGAAACGGCTCCGCAGAATGGTATTCAGGAATTGCGTTACATTGATTCGATGAAGATTCGCAAAGTCCGAGAGATCAAGGATGAAGTTGATCCTTTGACCGGTGCAAAGATCATTAAAAATGTTGATGAATACTATCTTTATCAGGATAGTGGACTTCAGCGGTCAGACATTGGTCTCAAGATTAGTAAGGATGCAGTCTGCTATGTTCCTTCCGGAATACTTGATGCATCACGCAAACGTGTTCTCTCTGCTCTTCATAAGGCAATCAAGCCAGTGAATCAGTTGCGCATGATGGAAGACTCATTGGTCATCTATCGTCTTGCACGTGCCCCGGAACGCCGTATTTTCTATATCGACGTGGGCAATCTTCCGAAGGGTAAGGCGGAAGAATATATGCGTACGATCATGAATCAGTACCGCAATAAGCTGGTATATGATGCTCAGACGGGTGAGATTCGCGATGACCGCAAGCATATGAGCATGCTCGAAGACTTTTGGCTCCCGCGCCGTGAGGGTGGTCGTGGCACAGAAATTACAACGCTTCCGAGCGGAGACAATCTTGGCCAGATCGATGACATCGTCTATTTTCAGAAGAAGCTATATCGTAGCCTTAATGTTCCGATCGGTCGGTTACAAGACGCGGATGGCGGTATGTTTACAAATAAAACAACTGAGGTTGCTCGGGATGAGATTAAATTTCAGAAGTTTGTGGATAGATTGCGTAAGAAATTCTCGATTATGTTCTTTGAGCTTCTGCGTACTCAGCTAATTCTAAAGGGTATCATTACACTTGAAGATTGGCCACAATTTCGTGAGGATATCACTGTTGATTTTAGACAGGACAATCACTTTACAGAGTTAAAGGAATCCGAAATCTTAACGGATCGACTCGCTTTGCTTCAACTGGTGCAGCCCTACATTGGGAAATACTATTCGGATGGATGGGTCAGAAAAAACATTCTTCGTCAAACTGATGAGGATATTGAGATAATGGATGAAGAAATGAATGAGGACGGTTCGGCTCAGGCTGCTGAAGATCAAAGACAGGCTGAACTTGAGGCAATTGCGAACCCACAGCCCACAATGGCGCCTGTTGCAGAAGCATAATCTTATAAATAGAAGTAATATTGTAACATGGATACAAATCTCACATCAATGATCATGGCTCTTGCCACTGGCAAAGCTTCAGAGGCGAATCACTCATTTACTCGGGCAATGACTGAGAAGATGAATGCGGCATTGGATGAACGGAAAATTTCAATGGCAGGAGAGGTTTATAGTGCGGTTGAACGCCCAAGCGCTCCTGAAGTTAAATGAACTTTTTCGAAACAGTTCGTAAATTAAACGAAGGCGAGCATGATCTTGAGGATGACGCCATGGCCTCGAAGCATACCAAAGATGCACACGCATTTTCAGGAATGGGCGATCATGGTAATGCAGCACTGCATCATGGCGCAGCAAGTGTTGCTCATTCAGATGCTGCAAAGATGACGTACGATAAAAGCGTTCAGCAATATCATGGTTTGATGGCGGCTCATCATAAAACTATGAAAAGTTATCACGAAGCACTCGCATAAGAACTTTAATATGCAAAATTTAATTAATAGTGTTCTTTCGGTTATTGCAGAGGCGAAGGATGACTACGTGGATGGTTACAATAGCCCCGAGGGTCACGCGGAGCGTGCAAAGCGTGATGCAATAGGTGCAAAGGCAGATCAGCATAGCAAAGACGCCCACGAGTTCTCTTCGATGGATGATCATGCACAAGCGGAACTGTTTCATAAAGCCGCAAGTACTGCACATCATGCAGCTGCAAAGGCTTCATATACTCGTGCTAAGCTGCACTATCATGAGCATATGTCAAAACATCATGCCGCGATGGCGGCCCATCATCTCAGTCACGGGATTGCGGCAGCTCGACGCTCTCCGTAAAAGAGTAATAATTTTAAATGAACTTTTTCGACACTGCCCGTCAATTGCAAGAGGATCCAGATCATAGTGCTCGGGCCCATGCACATGGTCAGCTTGCATATGTTGATACCGAAAAAGGCGATCACACTCAGGCAGAAAAATCTCATCGCGTAGCAAGTATTATGCATGGCGTTGCGGCGAATCACCTCGGTTTAGGGGGAGACGAAGCAAAACGCAGCTATCATACAATCATGGCAAAGCATCATGAG